CGCACATTAGAAAAAGGCGAAGACGTTGTGGTTTCGTTTGATGGCGCCTTCTCTAACGACAGTACGGCGATCACGGCGTGCACACTTGATGGATTCATTCAGACGCTTGCGATCTGGGAGCGACCGCTTGACGATCCGCATTGGCAAGTTCCAATGGACGAAGTTGAAGCGAAAATGTACGACATCTGCAAGACCTACCAGGTGCGAGAAATCGCAGCTGACCCGTATCGCTGGGCTTCTGTTTTACAGAAGTGGGAAAACGACGGACTGCCCGTGGTCATGTACAGTCAATCTCCTGCTCGTATGGTGCCCGCGTGTGCGGGCTTCGCGGACGCAGTTGCACAAGAAAAACTGTCACACAATGGCGATCCAGTACTTGCGAGGCATCTTGATAACTGCACCGTTAAGATTGACCGATTCGGTCCGCGCGTAGTAAAAGAGCACAAGGGATCTCCCAGGAAGATTGACGCAGCGGTCTGCGCTATCATGAGCTGGGACCGCGCAAAGTATCATTCGCAACATGTAGTCAAAAAGCCTACAGCGGAGTTTATAAGCCTGTGACCAAATCAACTGCACTTGAACTTATCGGAGCCGCACTGATTATCGGTGGGCTATATCTTATTCAGCCGCTCAGCCTCGTGGTTGCAGCTGGCATTAGCCTTGTTGCTATCGGCTATAAGCGAGGTAATTAGTGAGTCTTCTCCGTAGAATTCTTGGCGAACAGGATCAGCGTGCGATCACAAACATTCAGGGAATGAAGTTTGATCGCGTGCCGTTTTCCAATGTCACGCTAGATAGCAAGGGCGTACTCGCACTTACTGCTGCATGGGCATCGGTGCGGTTGCTGGCGGACGTGGTATCAAGTTTCCCTGCTGACGCGTATATTCGCACGGGCGGCGTGCGTCGCCCGTATCGCCCAGGCGGAGACAAGCCGTCATGGATGTTGATTCCGATTCCAGATGAGCCTGGTTACACGTTCAATCAACTTATTTCAGAAGCCATCGTAAGCCTCTATACAGAGGGGAATACTTTCCTATACTGCCCACGCTCAGAGAGCGGCGAAGTTTTGGAAGTCAGAGTCATTGATCCTCGCCGTGTGACGATCTTCCGCGAAGGAAGGGAAGTCAAGTATCGCGTGCAGCAGACTGAACGAAACGACTTTGTTGTTTATGGTCAGGATACGATCATCCACATCCCGCTGATCACGCTCCCTGGAGATCTTCGCGGTATCAATCCGATTGAGCAGCTGCGCCGCACGTTCGGTCTTGGCGCAACGCTAGAAGAGAGCGCATCGTCGCTATTCGCCTCCGCAAGCATGCCAACGGGCATCATTGAAGTTCCTCACGAGCTGACGAAAGATCAGGCGGAGACACTCAAAGCTGGGTGGCTGCGACACCACACTGGCGCAAACATGCACACACCTGGTGTATTGACGGGCGGTAGCACATGGAAGCCGCTCTCATTCAAGCCAGAAGACACGCAGCTTCTTGCGTCGCGCGGCTTTAGCACCGAAGAGGTGGCTAGAGTCTTCCGCGTTCCGCCAGTTTTGATTGGCGTTACGACACCTGGTGCGATGTCTTATTCAAGCGTAGAACAACAGAACTTAGCCTTCGTGCAGTTCACACTCCGTCCCTTGACGGAGGCTCTGGAACGACAGCTCTCCTCCTTGCTTCTTCCGCCAGATGCATTCGTGCGATTCAACATGGACAGCATCCTTCGCGGCACTGCGCAAGCACGAGCGGAAGTACACAGGGTATCCATTCAAGAAGGATGGACTAGCATTAATGACATTAGAAGGATGGAAGACATGACGCCGATTGAGGGCGGAGACGTCTACCGAATGCCGCTGAACCAGGCTGCTGCTGACGCAGCTGATCTACGACAGCGCGCAGACATTGTGGGAATTCTTGTTGCCGCTGGATACAACCCAGCCGATGCAGCCAAGGCTGCTGGGATCACGGGGGTCAAGCACAATGGCGCTTCGCCAGTGACCCCACAGCCAGAGGGAATCTAATGAGTATTTCTACCAACCAGGTCACCATCGGCACTGCTGCGACGCTGATCGCAACTGCAACGAACTCTGATAAGTGCGAGATCACTTTCATTAGCACGGCGAACGATGTTTACATTGGAAAGTCCGATGTGACCATTTCCAACGGATTGCATCTCCGTTCCTATGTGCCGATTACGCTGAAGGTGGGGCGAGGCGATACGATCTACGGGATCACAAACAGCGGCACGCACACGCTGTCATTCTGGCTGTACCAGCCTAACTAATGACAAACCGCGCACTTCCAGATAATTACCGACCAGCCCTATCGGAAGATGTTCCAGAGGGGCGAGCGTGCGGAAACTGCCGATTCTATAACGAGGCAGATGTGCAGGGCGATAAGGCGTATTGCGAGAAGTGGGATGACTATGTGAGTGGCGCCTACTACTGCAACGCCTGGGAGCCAGCGCAAGAAGAGCGCGCGCCGATTGATCCAGACGGCTACACGCCAACGGACGCCATGAAGGAAGAAGCACAGCGCGGACTTGATTGGCGCAGTGAATTCGGACGTGGCGGCACGGAGGTTGGAATCGCTCGCGCACGAGATATCGTGAACGGGCGTAATCTTCCATTTGAAACGGTTCAACGCATGGCGAGCTTCTTTGCGCGCCATGAGGTAGATAGTGAAGCAGAAGGTTTCCGACCTGGAGAAGAGGGCTACCCTAGCAATGGTAGGATTGCCCACGCGCTTTGGGGCGGGGATAATGGTAAGCGATGGGCGGACAACATCGTCCAAAACGCTGAGCGTAAGGAGCATAAACAAATGACGATGGAATTCCGACAAGCGCAGACAGAGATCCGCGCTGAGGGCGATGGCTACACGTTTGAGTCATACGCCGCTTTGTTCAACACCGAATCGGAAGGTCTTGGCTTTCGCGAAGTGATCAAGCCAAAGGCATTTAGCAAGTCTGTTGCTGCTGCTGATCGCGGCGAGTGGGAAGTGAAGGCGCTCCAGGACCATGATCCTAAGATGTTCCTTGGCTCCACTAGGACTGGAACACTTGAGGTTTCAGAGGATGATCGCGGTCTTAAGGTCCGCGTCGCTTTGAATCCAGAGGTTTCGTTTGCACGAGATCTTGCAGCAATGATTAAGCGCGATGGAGCAAGCATGGGACTTTCGTTTGGCTTTAGTGTGCCGAACGGAGGGGATGGCTACAACGAAGAAGGCGTGCGCGAGCTGAAGTCAATCCGACTTCACGAGATCTCGCTACTCACTGGAAATGTTCCTGCATACCCAGCCACAATCGGTTTGGGCGCAGTGCGCGCGCTTGCGCAGCGCACAGATATTGCAGCAAACAAACTTACGCGAGCGATTGACGGATTGCTGAATGGCAACGTCAAGAGCGATGACGCGGAAGTTATTGATCTCGCAATCCGTAAGATCGCGCCTGAAGTCCGAAGCCCTTGGGTTATCGGCGCAGACCGCGAGCTGGAGATTGACGAAACGCGCGACTGGGACGGCGCAGCAGCCGCTGAAAGGGTTTTTTCCCTGGCTGGTTTTGATGGGGAGAATTCTGATCCCTCCGTCGCTCGTCGCGCGTTCCTCGTCTACGATGCCGCAGCGCCAGAGCTTCGCGGCTCCTACAAACTTGGCTTCGCTGACGTAATCGGTGGCGAGCTTGTTGCAATTCGCGCTGGTCTAAACGCCGCCGCGTCGCGACTGCCACAGACCGATATCCCGCAAGAAGTCATGGACCGCGCTCGCGGCATCCTGGATTACTACGCCGAAGAGGAGTCCGAAACAGCAACCTACCAAGATGACGAGGAGATGGATGACACAAACCGTGCCATCCCGCTCAGCGTTCGCGAGCGACAGCTGGCGCTTATGGCGCTAGATCCAAACCGAATTTGATCCACGAGGGCGACGGCACGAGGGTCTTGACGGGCACCACTGCCAAAGCACCACTGGGTGAAAGAAATTAACTAAACGAAAGCAGAAAGGAACTCCAAATGTCGGAGATTTCAAAGAAGCTTTTCGCTGGTTACCGAAACGATTGGGAAGAGGCGAAAGCCCTTCTTGCGACGGCAACCGATGAGAAGCGAGAGTTCACACCAGAAGAGGAAGCTCGTTGGACCAAGCTAAACGATTCCATGTCGGACAAGAAGTCCAAGATGGATTCCGTTGAGCAGGCTGAAGAGCGCGCAGCCAAGATTGATGCGCTCGCAGAGCGCGCACTTAAGGTTGAGAATGCAGTTAAGTCTGACAACGACGCGGATGTTCTCCGCGCCATTGCAGCAGGCGAGAAGCGATCCGCGAAGTTTGATATTCGCGCGCTTTCTTCAGCCACAGCTACTGTGCCCGTGTCGTTCGCGGATTTTGTAGTGGTCGCCTTGACCGCTGGAAATCCCGTGTACGAAGGTGCAACAAAGATCCGCACGTCTACTGGCGAGCAGATCACTGTGCCGCGCCTCACGGCTAACCAGTCTGCTGCCTTCATTGGCGAGGGAAGCCAGATCAGCCCAACCGATCCTACGATCAGCAGCATTACGCTGTATGCAAATAAGATCGCTGCGTTGACGCTTCTTAGCAACGAGTTGGTTCGCGATAACGCGGTCAACATCACCGCTCTTGTGGGCGAATCAGCGGGCAATCAAATCGCCTTCCTCGCAGGGTCAGCATGCACGCTTGGCACTGGCACGACGCAGCCGCTTGGCTTTGTCACCGCCGCTGGCAATCCGCAGCTTTCCACCGCTACGAAGGCAGGAACTGTCACGTCAACATTCTTTGATGCACTTGACGTAATTACGTTGGCTTACAGCCTCCAGCCTATGTATCGCAATGCGAATACACAGTGGCAGGTTGCATCCACCGCGATGTCAAAGATTCGTAAGCTTCAGGATACGACTGGTCAGCCAATCTGGACCCCTGGTCTTGTTGTTGGTCAGCCAGACACGCTCCTTGGCTATCGCGTCATTGAGAATGTTCACATGGCTGCGGTTGCATCGGCTTCCAAGTCGGTTGCAATCATGCATGCACCTTCGTACTACGTTCGCGAACTTCCTATTGAGGTAGCTTCAAGCACCGAATTTAGGTTTGATTATGCGCAAACCGCAGTGCGAACACTGTACAGCGTTGACGGAAACATCCCAGATGTGACCGCACTCCGCGTACTCGTTTCCGCTAACACCTGATTCTAGGTTTTAGCTGAGACAAACCCCGCTGGTTGGAGTAATCTGACCAGCGGGGAACACCAAACTTTATAGGGGAGGCAAATCTGAATGTCACTCAGGATTGGATTTACGACGAATGCTCCGTGGAGCGCGACGGGCTATGGCGTCCAGGCGACAGAGCTGATTCCGCAGCTGAAGCGCGACGGGCACCTTGTTGCGGTAATGGCGAATTACGGGTTAGCAGGAACGACCCTGGACTGGAACGGCGTTCCGATCATGGGTCAGGGCATGGACGCCTATTCCAATGATCTAACTCCAGCGCAAATTTTGTGGTGGAGTAATCAAGAGCCAAAACTTCCAGCTCTGGGGCTTAGTTTATATGACGTGTGGGTGTACAAATCCCCGCAATGGGATGAAATCCCAATGGCATCCTGGACGCCGATTGATCACAGCGTCGTACCGCCAGAAGTAAAAGCCTGGTTTGATCGTCGCGGAAAAGGCAAATGGGCAATCGCCATGAGCCAATTCGGAGAGCGCGAGTTGCTTGAAGCTGGCGTTGAGCGAGACCGTGTGTTTTACGCTCCGCATAGTTTCAATCCAGCAGTGTTCAAGCCAACACCTTCTGACATCCGCAAAGAGCTAAACATTCCAGACGATGCGCATTTGACAATGATCAATGCAGCGAACAAAGGCATCACGCCGCCTCGCAAATCGTGGGGTGAGCAAATCCTTGCGTGGTCAACATGGGCGCGCGGTCGCAAAGATGCGTACCTGTATCTGCATACCGATATCTTCGGTCTTGCAAATGGCGTGAAGCTTGAGACGCTTCTTGCGGCATGCAATGCGCCAATGGATCGCGTGCGAGTTGTTCCGCAGTTTGAATATCGCCAAGGGCTATCGCAAGAAGTTTTAGCACGCCTATATAGTGCAAGTAATATTTTATTGCACTGTTCAAAAGGCGAAGGATTCGGCGTCGGCATCATAGAATCCCAAGCATGCGGTCTGTTACCCGCAGTGACGGAGTGGACTGCAATGCCAGAGCTGATTGGCGCTGGATGGAAAGTTGGCGGACAAGTTGAATATGATCCAATGCAGGGCGGATGGTGGATGACACCAAACGTCAAAGAGATCATGGACGCGCTTGAGCAGTCATACGAATTGATGAGCAAGCCAACGGAACTTGCAGAGGCTAAGGCGAAGGCTGCTGCGTTTATGAAGAATTACGAAACCAACTATGTATACGAAAAGCACTGGCGACCAATCCTTAAGCAACTTGAGGATGAGTTGACGAGTGCGCCTGCGGTAAACCGCGAGCAGCGACGCGCAAAGAAGAAGCGTTGATAGGAGATTGAATGGCGATCACAAACGGGTACACCACGGGGAGCGCGGTTAAAGAATCTCTGGGCATTATTGACGCCTCTTCCGACACGGAAATTGATCTTGTCATTGAGACCGTCAGTCGCATGATTGACGATTACGCTGGCAGATTCTTCTACAGCGCGGGGACCGTCGTTTCCTTCTACACGCCAGATAAGGCGCTTAGCCTGGAGATTGATGACGTCTCTTCGGTCTCTATTCTGCAAACCGATGACGGTGGAGACGGGTCGTTTAGTACGACCTGGGGAACTGCAGACTATGTGTTGGAGCCGTTTAACGCTGCGCTCACGGGGCGACCGTACACGCTGATTCGCGTAACCACAAACGGTAATCGCAGCTTCCCAATTGACACGATCAAGGGCGTGAAGCTGACGGCAGTGCGAGGCTTTCCGTCTATTCCAAAACCAATCGTGACCGCAACCCAGCTGCAGTGTGGGAGAATTTTTAACCGAAGGAACACGCCCTTCGGAATTGCTGGGACGTTGGAGACTGGGCAGATGAGGCTGTT